GGGCCATCACCTAAGTCTAAAGTGTTAGTAGTACCTGCATCAAATGCAGTAGTAACATCAACGTATATTTCTATAATCTGTGAGTTTGCGGGTAAAGTAGCGATTGTAGTAGTTGTACCATCATCACCAAAAACAACGTTAGCTGCTTGTGTCATTACGACTGAACCTACGTTTGCTACGTCTGTTCCTACAGTAGAACCTGTAGTATCTTTAATTGTTCCAGCTTTAACTGGCCCTGAAAAAGTAGTATTTGCCATTTTATTTCCTTTTGCAGAAGGGTTTTCTTTACTATCTCTGCAACGTCTCCTAGGTCAGTTAGTAAAGATTATTTTTTCCTAGAACTTATATAACTAATTACAACACTTATTAATAATAAATGCAAGGGCTACTGTGTTAGGTAGCCCTAGACAAGGCCCTTTATAAAACAAAATGGAAGTGAGAGTAAAAAATAAAGAACCCCGAAATCCTATAAAAAGGGAGGAGGGACAAGCCCCCCTTTAATCCCTAGGAGGCCTTTTACTTGTTAGCAATGTACATTGTAACTTCGAAACCAAATCTCATTTCAGTATATTCTGGTGTATTCCACATAATAAACTCCAAAAAAGAGGGGGGTCAATCAAGACCCCCAGTTACAGTTATGCTCCTTGTGAACCCCACATACCTAATGGGTCAGACCAGCCGAAGCTGTATCTTTCACGAGCTTTGTATCTAGCATTACCTGTGTCGAAGTCTCCGTCCATGCTTGTTTGCATTGGAGTTCTAACAAAATGCTTCATACCGTTAGGAACATCAGTCTTCAAGAACCATGCATCAGTATCTGTTAAGAAGTGATTCACAGTGTAACCTTGAGGAATAGCTCCCATTGATCTAACTGCATTGATGTCGTTGTCTGCTGTAGCAGTTCTAAGCTCAGTCTCTAAGAGTCTTGTAGCAATAAACTGTAACGCAGGTGGAACAACCATCTTGAGTGGTCTAGCAGCAATCAATAAACCTCTCTCATCTGTCCATCCAGCAATCTGAATGATAGCAGCTTCTAGTGAAGTCTCATTTAAGTCAACGTTAGTTGTAGGCTCATTTGAGTTTGTGCCACCAGAAACAAGTGGGTGAGCTGTCGAGAATAACTCAACGCCATCACCACCAGCGTAGCTACTATTGAAGCCATTATTAAGAACTGCAGCAGCTTTAACTTGCTTTGTATACGCCATTGCTCTAGCAAGAGCTTTAGTGTATCTGCTTGATAAGCTGTCATACAGATTGTCTTCCATAGCTTCTTCTGTAATTGAAAATCCAAGAGCAATTGTCTCATGGTTGTATCTAGCAGACCATGCTTCTTGAGCATTGTCATAAGATATTGCTGCACCTTCGTCTTTAACTGGTGCTGCACTGAAACCTGAGAGCTTTACTTCTTCCTCGAAACTTCTTTCTGAAGACTCTTGGTCAAAGATTTCTTTATGCTCTTCGCCGTATTTTTGATACTCCAAACCAAATAAGGCATTCAAACCTGGTAGGAGTTCCTTTAATTGTTGTGCGCGTGATATAGCCATTATTTAACTCCTTAAATTATAAACCAGTAGCAACGTTATAAGCATGTCCACCTTCCATAGTACCACTATTGTTATAAGGGACATTAAACTTAACGATTACTTCTGTGTGATTACCAGATGCATCAGTAGTCTCTTCAACTACGTCAACAATCCTTACTGGTAAAGAATTTGTAGTAGCAATACCATTAATAGCAACTTTAGAATTACCATTCTGTGTGTCACCTGCATTTTGTACTAATGCTGCATTGCTTCCGATTGAACCATAAGCAGTTCCTGCAATAGTTGTACCAGAAGATACAACAGCAACTTTAAACAAAGCATTTGGGTCATCAACCACATAAGCCTGAATGTCAGAAGCGACTGTACTAGCTGGGTAGTATTGCTTGAATACTTTTTGGTTTGTGTTTGGGTCAGTGTAAGAACAACCTACAAAAACACCTATTACACCTGTAGTGGCGACAGTTGAAGTGCCTGCTTCTTTAGCTACAGTACCATCAGCGAGTCGAGTTACGACATCACCGTTAAATATATTAGTATTGTAGTTAGAAGCAATCTTCATCTGCCTTGTAGAACCCGCATATGGAGTGCCACCAATTAAATTAATTGGGACTAAACCGTATGGAGCATCAACAGTTGGATAAGCCATAATAAACTCCTAAAATCAAAATTTAACCGTTACCACGAGAAACAGTCGAACGTTTGTCACTAAATAGTGGCATACGAGGATTGTTATCCCGCATGAAATTATTATCTACCGCCTGCATCTGTTGTGAGTTTTGGTTTTCATAATACTTATTCCTACTCTCAGCAGTTTCAGTCGGTATTTTGCAGAGAATCAGACCACCAGATTCAATGTTTCCACTTTTATTGCCACTAAAACCATACTCAGTAACAATTTCTGGATGTTCTTCTGCTTTAACTGGAACCCAACCTTCACGCAATTTTATTGACATGTTTCTATCATCCTTCTGCCCTAATAATGAAACTCTTACCCAACGGAATCGAAATCCATTTTGAGGCTTCGGGTCTGGTAGTTGCTGTGGTGGAACCCAGCTTTTAACTCTCTCTGTTTTATCTCTTGTATTTAGCTCTCTGCTAGAACGTATTTTTGACTGTGTCATGTGCATCTCCTTTATCTATTAAGTTGGGCAACTTGTTTTGCATATTCCTCTAAAGGAACACCTAATTTTTTAGCTAGGCTAACTTGAGTTGCGGTTAACGTAATTTTTTTAGAAGACGGGTTACGCTTAACAGGTGCTACTACATTATTTGGCGTAATTTTGGTTTTGGGAGCTTGCTCTATCAAATCTGAGTCGCCTTCTTTTCCTTCAACACTAACATCTTCAAATTTGTCGGGAAACAAGTTCCGCATATTTTGGTCTATATAAGCCCAGTATTCCTCACTTCCAGAGACTAATTTCTTAGCATCAACTGCGTCTTGATGTAGACCTTGGGCTGTTCCAGTCATGATTGAATCACTACCAAACCATGTATTTTTTGCTACCCAATCTTGAGTAAGTTGTACATGTTTCGGGTCAGGTGCAGGAACATTC